TGGGGAACAGCCTTGATTTCGACGTGGTGGCGACGTTCGGGGCGCTCATCGTCTCGAATAACGTAGCCGGGGCCGAATACGCGGAAAAGGACGCGCTGGCCGTTGCAGAAAAGACTGCCCTTGCCGTCCACGGGGCCACGTTCGGCTTGCCGGGAGTGAGCCCCGCCGTGGTGAGGAGCCTTGAGGCCGTCACGGATGAGGAGCTTGCCGGAAACGGGATCTGCGTCTGGTCCGTCGTCTGGCGGCAGTCTCTTGTCTTCACCGAAGGGGTAAACGATGGCGTCACTGTATGACGAGCTGAAAGAGCGGGTCCGTCTCGCGGCCCGCACCCTTGCCCTTCCGCTTGGATGGGAGGGGGAACCGTTCGTTCCGCCCCACGCTTCGCATCTGCGGGCCCGGATTGTCCTTGAAGGCCAACGGGCGGCGACGCTCGGCGCGAACGGCCTCACCAAGCTCGACGGACACATTGAAATCAGAATCGTGGTGAAGGCGGGCGAGGATTCCCTTGCCTCCACCCTTGCCGGGCAGGTGGCCCGCTACTTCCCGCGCGGGGACGATATCCGTTTTGATTCCGGCACCGCCACCATCACCACACCCCGCAAATCTGCGCCCTCGTGCGACGGCAAGCGCACCGAGGCCGTGGTCAACGTAGGCTTTTACGCCTTCCAAGCCTAAAGGATACCACCATGTACACTATCGCGAGCGGAGCCAATCACGGCCTCCGGTATGTGAAGGAAGCCACGCCGGGGGTTACGCCCGCCTCTCCGGTTATGATCGAACTGGCGCACACGGGTTGCTCTTTGGGGCTCACCCGCGACACTTTCACGTCGAACGCCCTCCGTTCCGACCGCCAGATCCCTTTTAACCGGACGGGCGTTGATAAGGTCGGCGGCAACATTGACTTCGAGTTCGGGGCGGTCGAGTACGATCCGCTCCTTGAGGCGGCTCTCGGGGGGAACTGGACGGAAAACGTGTTGAAGGTGGGAACGGCGGAACATTCCTTTACGTTCGAGCGGGCGTTTAAGAACATCAACGAGTATGCGAGCTATACGGGCTGCTTCATCGACCAATTCACGCTCTCGATCAAGCCGAATGCCATGCTCACCGGGGCGTTCTCCGTGGTCGGCCTGAGCGGGGTCAGAGGGGGCAATCCTCTTTCGGCGTCTCCCAAGCCCTCGCAAGACCCTGTGCCGTTCGACAGCTTCAAGGGTGCGCTCAAACTTGATGGGCAGGAAATAGCCGTCGTGACGGGAATCGATCTGACCCTCGCCAATGGGGTTGAGCCGCAGTACGGGATTTTTTCCCGTTCCGCCAGTGCCGTCAGTCTGGGCAGGAGCACCCTTTCGGGCACCCTGAGTGCCTTCTATACCGACGGCAATCTGGCGGACGACTTCATCAATGACGCACGGGTGAAGCTCGAATTCATCCTGCAGCGCGGCGACTATTCGTATACGTTCCTTATCCCCAACGTCACCTTCACGGGCGCGGAGGACTCCGTACAGTCCGAAGGCCCGATTTCCCTGAATGTGCCGTGGTCCGCCGCGCTTGACGCGACCCTCGGCACCAACTTTCAGATCACCCGGACTGTGCCCGCTGATCCCGGTGCATAACCTCAACCACCATAAGGATAAAGCCATGACCAAGGCCGCTGAGAAAGATTTTGTCGAAACCCCGGAAACCGTTTCTTCCGTCTTTGATTTTGCCACCCGAGATTCCGCTGCAAAGGCCGAAGAGGGGGCGGAACTGAAAGTTGTGGACCCGCTCACGGGTGATGGTGTGGGCGTGTTCATCACGCTTGCCGGGGCTGATTCCGCCGTCCACCGCAAGGCGTCGGCCACGATCACCAAACGCCGCGTGAACAAGGCCAAAGGATTCCGCAGCCAGATGTTCGACCCGGAGGTTGCGGACGCCGAGAGCATCGAAGTGCTCGCCGTCTGCACCCTGAGCTGGAAGGGCGTCATTGTTGACGGCGCGCCCCTCCCGTGCAGCCGGGACAATGCGATCAGGCTGTACACCCGGTTCCCGTGGCTGCGTGAGCAAGTGGAAACCTTCATTTCCGACCGTTCGGCCTACTTGCAGGACTGACCAAGGCGCTGTGCGAAGCCGTCCGCTTGTGGGTGCCCCGGATTATGCCCGGAGCGGACGGCACAACGCAGCGCGATCATATCCTCGAAGTTTGCAAGCAGACCGGGAAGACGCCGGAAGAACTGGGCGTTTCCGAAACCTCTCTTGATGAGGAAATACCGATTCCCGAAGACGGGCTGTATCTCTGGTTTTATTTTCAGGAGCTTTCCGGTGGGCGCATCAATTCCGGCTTCGGCCCCACGGCACTTTCGTGGTCCGACATGGAAGCATGGGCCCGGCTCACCTCCACGCTACTCACTCCTTACGAAATCCTCACTTTGCGCAGCATGGACACGGCCTTTTTGTCCGCCCATGCCGCTGAAACAGAAAAGCGCAACAAGAACACCAAGGGCAAGCCATGAACGACACGACGACGGTAGGAATTGAGGTACGGGCGGACGGCACGCAGGAAGCGGCCCGCGATCTTGCCGTCGTTGAAGCGTCCATCAGGAAAGTCGGCAAAGGGCTTGGCGAAGCGGCTCAATACATCGGCTCCGCCAAGCTCGAAAACCCCATAGCCGGACTGGACGAGCTTGCCGCGAAGTGCAACGTCTCGTCCCGGCACATGCAAAACCTCGCCCGCATGATGCGCGAAGTGGAACGCGAGCGGGCGTTTCGCCAGCTTGCGCAGGACGCCAACCTTTCCACTTTGCAACTTGCCAGACTCCGCGCGGAGATGGGGGATATGCGCGGGGCACTGGCGACGCTTGGGAACGGGTTCAGTTCCGTAAAGGTCGCCATTCTCGCATGGGCAGCAGCCGTTGCTTTCGGCGGTAAAGCTTGCCTTGACGCGGCGCTGCAAATGGACCGCCTCGATAAGTCGTATACGAGTATCTACGGTTCCGCGTCCGCCGCACAGCAACAGCTTTCCTATCTCTATGACGTCAGTGGTCGCTTGGGGTTGCAGTTTCAGTCTACCGCCGAAGGCGCGAAGACGTTCTTTGCTGCGGGGAAGGGTTCCACTCTCGAAAAAGATCTGAATTCGATTTTTGAGGCAGTATCCTCAGCCGGAGCCGCTCTTTCTTTGTCTACGGATGACATGCATGGTGCCTTCTTGGCGCTCGGACAGATGATCAGCAAGGGCAAGGTGCAAGCCGAGGAATTGCGCGGACAGCTTGGCGAACGTCTCCCCGGTGCATTTCAACTTGCTGCGAAAGCCATGGGTATGACCACCGCCGCCCTCGACAAGTTTATGGCGGATGGAAAGCTCACAGCGGAAGAACTCCTCCCTAAGCTCGCCAAGGTGCTCAAAGACGAATACGGCGCTGCCGCAGAAGAGGCCGCGAAGGGGATGCAGGGTTCTCTCAATCGGCTTTCTACGGAGTGGGAGAGGTTAAAGGCGTCATTTGTGGATTCAGATACCGCCGTTGCGGGCATCAACGCCCTGCGTGTGGCCGTGGAAGGTTTGCAAGCTCTCTTTGATGCCCTGAGTGAGTACAGCGGCCTTTTCAAGGCGCTTGCCGTCGGTGCGGGGGTATCCGCTGGCGTGGCTGCACTGGTTGCCTCGCTCAAAACGTGCCTTCCCCTTCTGGCGTTGTTCAAGGGAGCATTGGACGCCAACGCCGCACTGACGTTTGCCGGGGGTATCATGGGCATTCAGAAGGCCATGATCGCCCTGAATGCGGCTGTAATAGGACATCCAATACTTGCTCTTGCTGCTGTAATTGGCACTGCATCGGCGGCTATTTATTATTACGCGGAACAGGCTGACGCCGCGACTCAGGCACAAAAGGCTCTCAATGCGGCTCAGGAGCTTTCTCCCGAGATCTCCAAAAGGCTTTCTGAGAATCAGGAAATCGCTGCAAAAGAATTAGAAGCAAGAGTTGCCGCATCTAAGCAACAGCTTGCGGATCTTGAGTCTGCTATGACAAACATCATGGTTCGCCTGTCCAGCAGTGATGCCTACCATAGCTCTCCCTGGAAATACGCTAAGGTATCGCTGGATGAGTACATCGAAAGCGTGATGGCACTCCGCAGGAAGACAGCGGAAACCGGAGATTTCAAGGCACTTCTGGACGGTTTGAAGCGTATTGAAATGGAGGCACAGGCGGCAGGAAAAGACACGGATCAGTTAAAAAAGAGCGTAGCGGAGGCGAGATCTGTTGCAGATCTTGGTATTAAGCTTTCGATTACAATCGAGGGCTGGCAAAACCTTGTTAAAGTTCAGAAGTGGATGCAGTCGTTTGCAACGACATATAGCGTTTCTATTTCTGATGTTTCCCCAAACAGTCAGAAAACAGACTGGAGGGAGCAACGTGATGAAGCTACGCATGTGGCTCTTCAAAAGATCAACGAGGCTTTCACTAAGACTGATGCCGGGAGACTGGAATCGCTCTACGCTGAAACCAAGGAATATAAGGCACAGTTAACAGCATTAGACTCTATGCTTTTGACTGACGGGCAACGGGCTGAGGCCGCTGAGCACCTTAACGCCTTGCTTAATGACCGATACAAAAAGATCGACGGTATATTGAAGAAGGGAAAATCTTCTTCCGAAGCCGCCGCCAACCGCGCTGCCAAGGCTCTTGCCGCTTACGACGAAGAGCTTGCCAAGCTCACTCAGTCGAGCCGCGAACTTGAACAGGTCAAGATTGAGGAAAAGCTGGCGAAGATTGCCAAGGACGCCAAACTCCCCGCCGCCGAGATGGAAAAGCTGCGTAAGGCGATGGAGCAGGAAGCCGACTTCAAGTGGATGCAGGATATTTTGTCCTACGCCGATCCCGCAGCCGCAGCCGTCGCCAAGGTTGATAAGGAGTATGAGGCGTTTCTGCGGAACGTCGAGTATCTGAAGAAAACGGATCCGGCGAAGTACACACAGCTCATGACCAAGGCCGAGACGGAGCATGAAAAAGCTCTCCGCAAGGCCGAGCGGGCCAGTAAGGAGCAGAACGAACACCTTCAGGAGAAGCTTTCCTTCTATAAGGAGCTTGAGGAAATGTCCGGGGCGTTTGGCTTGTCCCTTGAGGTGCAGAATCGTCTGCTTGATGAGCAGATGGAAATCTTCCGAGACGCGGACATCCCGGAAAACCTTATCCAGACGTGGCGGCAGTACAAGGATTTGATGAACTCCCACGAATGGGCGGACGGTGCGCAACGGGCGTTCCTCCAGTACCGGGCCGATGCGACCGACGCGGCGAAGGGGGCGGAAGAGGCTTTTAGCGGCCTTTATTCAGGCATGGATTCCGGCTGGAAATCGGCATGGGAGCAGATGATCGAGACGGGCAAAGTATCCCTGTCGTCGTTCCGTTCCGTGTTCGCGTCGTTCCTTGCCGACCTTATGCACATGGCGATCACCCGGCCCATCACCGTGCAGATTGCGGGCGTGGTGTCCGGTATGCTCGGCACGGGCGGCGTGGCGTATGCGGCGGGGGGCAATAGTGGCTCCGGTGGAATAGGGCTCGGCAATTTGCCGTTCTCCAGCCTTTTGCCCGATTCGTGGACATCGGGGGTTTCCAGTTTCTTGAGTTACGAGCTTCCCGGTACGGCCCCCGGCATTTCCGGCTTGTATGGCCCAACTATGGGCGGCGGCAATCTCGCCAGTGGCCTTTCCCTCGGTTCCGCGCTCATGTACGGGGGCCTCGGTTCGCTCGGGTATTCCCTGCTCGGCGGGGCATTGGGGCTTCCCCAGAACAAGTACAGCGGCATTACCAGCGGCCTTGGAGCGGGGCTTGGCGCATGGGGCGCCAGCGCCGCGTTGTCCGGTACGGCCCTTGGCGCGACGCTCGGCAGCGCGGTGCCTGTGGTTGGCACGGTCATCGGCGCGGCTCTTGGCGGGCTGGCATCGTCTTTGTTCGGCGGCGGGAAGAAAACACATCCTTCCGTCTACACCAATGTTGTCGACGCCAGTCTGTTTGGCTCGGACTGGGAAGCCCTCATGACGCAAGGGGCATGGACTGACCGGGCCAGCGTTTCCGATGCGGCCGGGATTTTCAAGGGGCTTGGCGAGGTGGCCAACACCACGGCCAGCTCAATTATGGGGTTCGCGCAAGCGTTGCCGGAAGAGTATCAGGCGCAGGTCCTTGCCCGGCTCAACGCCGAGACGGTCAGCTTCGGTCGCGGCTCCACGGCGGGACGTAAGGGCGTCACCGACTACGGGCCGAGCACGTGGAATTTCCAGTTCCATGACGAGGAACAGCTTCAGGAGGTCATCAATACCGCCGGGGAAGATATCCAGCGCGTTATGCTGAACGCGCTCCAGCGGGCAATGGTCGGAACGGATTTGTCCTCGATGCTGGCCGTGGATCTGTCGTCCACGGAAGGGCTGGATAAGGCGATTCAGGCCATCAACGCCATCAATACGGTAACGGAAGCCACGGCGAACATTAAAGAACCGTTATCGGAGATGGAGCAGCAGGCGAAGGCGGCACGGGCGCAACTGGACGAATGGACGGAGTCCATGCGGTCGCTTGGTGTGAATGCCGATTACGCCGGGAAGCTCATGGAGGACTACAGGCACGCCTACATCGACAACGTGATCGAGTCACTGGACGAATCGCTGCACCCTCTTTCGGCCTACGCGCAGGCGGTGAAGGCGGCGAATGAGGCCGTGGACCAGCGCAAGAAGGCGCTTGAGATCATCGGGGCGACGGAAGGGCAGCTTGCGCAGGTCGAGGCCATGCGCGCGGAGGTGGTGAAACAGGCCACGGAGGAAATGCTGCGGTCGTTCGACCAGTCCGTCGCGCAACGGTGGGCGGCTGTGAACGGCAACAGTGACGAGGTGGACCGGGCCATCTCACAGTCCAACGAGTTGCGGGAGACGATCCAACAGTTCGGGGAAGGCTCCGCGCAGGTGGCGGAACTGTTGAAGCTCCACGCCGCCGAAACCGCAAAGGCCGCGCAGGACGCCGCGAAGTCAGAATACGATTCGCTCAAGGCGCAGATGGATGCGCTGGAACAGCAGCGGGTCCAGCTTCAGCAACAGGCAATACAGGAGCAGATCAACGCCATCAACGAACAGCTTTCCGCCGCGAAGACGCTCAAAAGCACATGGGAAGGGCTCGACAAGAGCCTCGGGCAGTCCCGCTACAACCTGTTTGCCGGAAGCGCCAACCTTGACGCGGAGAACCGCCTCGGCACGGTGCAGGCCGAGTTCCGGCGGCTGTCCGGGCTTGCGCTTGGCGGCGACTCCGACGCGGCGGGCCAGCTTGCGGGCGTGGGCACTTCCCTGCTCGATCTGGTGAAGCAGACGGCGGGCACGGAAGAGGAATACCTCGACGCTTTCTGGGCCGTGAACGCGCAACTCAGGAACGCGCAGGACGTGGCGGGCGCGCAGGTGTCCTCCGCCGACAAGCAGCTTGAGGCGTTGCAGGGTCAGCTTGATGTGCAGAATGCCGCACTGGAGGCATTGCAGGGCCAGAGTGCGACGCTGGAGGAGATCGAGAAGCAGATTACGGCATTGCGCCCCGTACTGGAAG